CATCCGTGAAATTGCTTTCGACCGCTGGGGAGCTGTTCAGATGGTACAAAACCTCGAAGGCATGGGTTTCACGGTCATTCCTTTTGGTCAGGGTTTTAAGGATATGTCTCCTCCGACCAAAGAGCTGATGAAGCTGACGCTGGAGGAGAAAATTGCCCACGGCGGTCACCCTGTACTGCGCTGGATGCTGGATAACATTTTCATTCGCACAGACCCTGCTGGCAACATCAAAGCGGACAAAGAAAAATCCACCGAAAAGATCGACGGTGCAGTCGCCACCATCATGGCGCTTGACCGGGCGATTCGGTGCGGAAACGATACGGGCGAAAGCGTGTATGACACACGTGGATTGCTTGTTTTTTGATAGGAGGTTATTTTCCATGAATATCTTTCAAGGTATATTCAAAGCGCGTGATAAACCTAAAGATGCCCTTGGTGGCAGCCGCTATAGCTTCTTTTTTGGAAGCACAAGCGCCGGAAAGCCGGTTAACGAGCATACAGCCATGCAGATGACGGCGGTCTACTCATGCGTGCGGATACTATCTGAGACGCTGGCGGGACTACCCCTCCACGTGTATAGATACAACGGTTCAGGGGGAAAAGAGAAAAACCTGAAGCACCCGTTATATAAACTGCTCCACGATGAGCCGAACCCGGAGATGACTTCATTTGCGTTTCGAGAAACGCTGATGAGTCATCTTTTACTTTGGGGAAATGCTTACGCACAGATCATTCGAAACGCTCGTGGTGAAGTGATCGCTCTTTATCCGCTGATGCCCAACAAAATGACCGTCGATCGGGATTCATCCGGTCGGCTTTTCTATTTGTATCAGCGCAGCGTAGAGGATGTACCTTCACTTGGAAAAGAGAATCAGGTTTATCTAGCCCCGTCCGACGTGTTGCATATTCCCGGTTTGGGCTTTGACGGGCTGGTTGGTTATTCGCCCCTCGCTATGGCCAAAAATGCCGTAGGCCTTGCCATTGCCACCGAGGAATTCGGAGCTAAGTTCTTTGCCAACGGTGCCGCACCGGGTGGTGTGCTAGAACATCCCGGCACCATCAAAGACCCGCAAAAGGTTAAGGAAAGCTGGAACGCCGCCTACCAAGGCTCACAAAACGCGCATCGTGTGGCTGTCCTTGAAGAAGGTATGAAATACCAGCCGATAGGCATCTCACCCGAACAGGCACAGTTTCTGGAAACCCGAAAGTTTCAGATCAATGAGATTGCTCGAATTTTCAGGGTGCCGCCCCATATGCTCGCCGACTTGGAGAAATCCTCCTTTAGCAACATCGAGCAGCAATCACTGGAGTTTGTAAAATACACGCTTGACCCGTGGGTGGTGCGCTGGGAGCAATCGATGTGCCGGGCCTTGCTCATGGAAAGCGAAAAACCGACCGTTTTCATCAAGTTCAACGTGGATGGTCTGCTTCGCGGTGATTACGTTTCCCGTATGAGCGGGTACGCCACCGCAAGGCAGAACGGGTGGATGTCGGCGAACGATATCCGAGAGCTCGAAAATCTAGACCGCATTCCGGAGGATCTAGGGGGCGACCTCTACTTGATTAATGGTGCAATGACCAAATTACAGGACGCGGGTGCGTTCGCAAGGCAGGCTGAGCTTGCGCCCGAAAAAACAGAAAAGGAGGATTCCAATGCAAGTAAAAACGCAGGCACGAAAACAGGCTAATCATCAAAACCACGAAAGAAGTCCGGTGCCACACTGGTGGAACTGGGAACGGGATGAGGAAACCGGCGCTCGCACGCTCTACCTCGACGGCGTGATCGCCGAAGAAAGCTGGTTCGACGATGATGTCACTCCTAAGGCTTTTAAAGCAGATTTGTTTGCCGGCGAGGGCGACATTATCATTTGGCTCAACTCCCCCGGCGGCGACTGTATCGCTGCAAGCCAGATCTATTCGATGCTGATGGACTACCCTGGAAATGTAACGGTAAAAATCGATGGCATCGCAGCATCGGCGGCAAGCGTGATCGCCATGGCCGGCACAAAGGTGCTGATGGCACCGACCGCCCTCATGATGGTGCACAACCCGCTGACAGTAGCGATTGGTGATAGCGAGGAGATGCATAAAGCGATTGCCATGCTCTCCGAGGTTAAGGAAAGCATCATCAATGCCTATGAAATCAAAACCGGACAGTCTCGAGCGAAGCTCTCTCATCTCATGGATGCAGAAACATGGCTCAATGCCAATAAAGCCATCGAACTCGGTTTTGCCGACAGCATTCTGGAGGATGGGAAAAAGCGGATCCAATTGGATGACGTTACCTATGCATTCAGCCGCCGGGCGGTAACAAACTCTTTGCTGGACAAGCTGAAACCTAAGCTACCAAAACAGAAAACAGGCACACCTATTGAGTCGCTGGAAAAGCGGCTCTCTTTGATTTCTCACTAAATATATGGAGGTACTAATCAATGAATCAAATTCTTGAACTGCGCGAAAGGCGCGCAAAAGCATGGGAAGCCGCAAAGACGTTCCTAGATACCAAGCGTGGTACGGACGGCATGGTTTCCGCCGAAGATACCGCCACCTATGACAAAATGGAAGCTGATGTTGTAGCACTGGGCAAGGAGATCGACAGACTCGAAAAGCAAGAAGCCCTCGACCGCGAGTTTTCCAAGCCGTTGAATACGCCGCTTACGGGTAAACCCGCTGCGACCGGCATGGAAAGCAAAACGGGTAGGGCGTCCGATGAGTACAAAAAGGCGTTCTGGAAGGCCATGCGTAATAAACACGGCTCCGAGGTGCGCAACGCTCTACAGATCGGCGAGGACAGCGAAGGCGGATATCTGGTGCCCGATGAGTTTGAGCGTACCCTCATCCAGGCGCTCGAGGAAGAGAACGTTATGCGACAGCTGTGCAACATCATTTCCACCTCCTCCGGGGACAAAAAGATCCCTGTGGTAGCGACCAAGGGTACGGCCTCCTGGGTGGAAGAAGAGGGTAGCACCCCGGAATCGGATGATGCCTTTGCCCAGGTGAGCATTGGCGCCTTTAAACTGGCTACCATGCTCAAGATCTCCGAGGAGTTGCTCAACGACAGCGTGTTCAACCTAGAGCAATACATTGCTCGAGAGTTCGCGCGCCGGATTGGTTCGGCGGAAGAGACAGCTTTTATTACGGGCAACGCCTCCGGCAAGCCCACCGGTATTCTGCATACCACAGGCGGCGCGCAGGTGGGAGTCACCACCGCCAGTGCGACGGTTATTACCATGGATGAGGTGCTGGACCTGTTCTATTCGTTGAAGACGCCTTACCGCAGGAATGCGGTGTTCCTGATGAACGACGCCACCGTGAAGGTGCTGCGAAAGCTCAAAGATGGCAATGGTCAATATCTATGGCAACCCTCGGTGCAGGCCGGCCAGCCCGACACCATCTTGAACCGTCCAGTAAAGACTACCGGCGCGATGCCCACGGTCGAAGCGACAGCGAAGGTGCTGGCTTTTGGAGACTTTTCGTATTACTGGATTGCTGATCGGCAGGGGCGCAGTTTTCAGCGCTTAAACGAGTTATATGCTGTGACCGGACAGGTAGGATTTCGCGCCACACAACGTGTGGACGGTAAACTGATTCTGCCGGAGGCTATTAAGGTCCTTCAAATGAAAGCGTAACGGAGGTGCGATATGAGTTATAACGCAAAAAACTACACCGAACAGGGCGGCGATAAAACCGTCATCGGCGGTACGCTGGAGATCAAGGAGGGCGCCTCGGTAACGGGGCTCACCTCCACCGCCGCGCCTGCATCTGCAAGCGCTCTTGGTGGGGTGAAAGCTTCGGCCAAAGCTGAAACAGATACCGTGCCCGTCACGGTCGACGAAGACGGGCTGTTGTATGTACCCACATACCCTGTTATACCAGAAACACCTGAGGCAGAAAACCAAGCGGCAAGCACTGCTGAGGATATCCCCGGCCTCCTCGCTGATTTTAATGCACTACTCACGAAGCTGAAGGTTGCTGGGCTTATGACAGCAGATTCAGAAGAATAAGGAAAGGATGGCGGCGGTATGACAATGCTCCAAAAAGTGAAGGCAAACCTAATTCTTGAACACTCGGCGGATGATGAGCTTTTGCAGATGTATATCACCGCCGCTGTCTCCTACGCCGAGAGCTATCAGCATCTAGCTGAATGCTATTATTCCGAGCATCAGATGCCTCCCACCACGGAACAGGCCGTCATCATGCTGTCGTCCCACTTCTATGAAAGCCGGGACGGCAGCACAGGTGGCTTTTTTGCCGACCACGTACAAGCCGGGCAGCAGGTCTGGAACACGGTAAATTTACTTTTACGGCTTGACCGGGATTGGAAGGTGTGACATGAGCTTTGGGAAGATGAACACCTTTATTGACATCATCGAGCAAGTCACGATAAAGGACGCGGAGGGCTTTAGCATCGAAGTAGACAACATACTGGCTTCGGTAAGGGCTTACCGGGAAGGGCGGCATGGTAACGTGAAATGGGCGAACAGAGCCGCGTTCTCAGATGCCACCGACCTGTTTCGTTTCAGGAGCATGCCGGGTGTGACGGTAACGACGGCAATGGTGCTTGTCTGTGATACCGGGCGCTATGTGATCACCTCGGTCGAAGATGTGAAAGGTCGAAGCATGTACATCGAGGTGCTTGCCAAGGAGGTGAAGTCCGGTGGCTAATGTGGATATGAAAATGCCCGAGGAATTCCTATTGAGGCTATCACGGCTTGGGGAAAACACGGATGCCATTTGCGAAAAAGCGCTTGAAGCGGGCGGCGATGTGGTATTGACCAAGGTGAAGAGCAACCTTTCTTCCGTTGTAGGGCGCGGGACGAAATATGATTCCCGCTCCACCGGCGAACTGGAACGAGCGCTGGGGCTGTCACCCGTCAAGGCTGACCGGAACGGCAACCACAATGTCAAGGTTGGTTTCTCTGAACCTCGGCGTGGCGACGGTAGCAATGCCAAGATCGCCAACATTCTCGAATACGGCAAGCATGGCCAGCCCGCAAAACATTTCCTTAAGCCAGCGAAAACAGCTACCCGCAAGCCTTGCACCAGCGCGATGATCGCCACACTGGAGGAGGAGGTTGGAAAGCTATGAGCATTTTATCCGAACTGAACGCCCTCCTGTCTTCCATTCCGCTTCCTGTGGAGACCGGCTTGTTTTCCGATGCGGCTCCGGACGAGTATGTGGTGATCACGCCGCTCGCCGATACTTTTGAAATGTACGCAAACAACCGCCCCGGCTCGGAGGTGCAGGAAGCGCGGATATCCTTATTCACCAAGGGCAACTACCAGCAGCGCAAAAGGCAGATCACAACGGCGCTGCTGAATGCTGGCATGGCCATTACCGATCGCCGCTACATCGGCCATGAGGACGATACCGGCTACCACCACTACGCCATTGACGTGGCACACCATTATGAATTGGAGGAATGATCCATGGCGACAATCGGCTTGGATAAATTATATTACGCAAAGATCACAGAAAGCGAGGACGGAGAGGAAACCTATGGCCTTCCGGCGCAGCTGGCCAAGGCCATCAAAGCCGATCTGTCCATTGAGCTGGCTGAGGCGGTACTCTATGCCGACGACGGTGCGGCGGAGGTCATCAAGGATTTTAAGTCCGGCACGCTCTCATTGGGCGTGGACGATATCGGAGTTTCAGCCGCTCAGGATTTGACCGGTGCTGTCACCGACGACAACGGTGTGCTAATCTCAGCCAGCGAGAACGCGGGCGCACCGGTTGCTGTGGGC